AAGAGTTGGCTAATGTAGCCACGGCGCTAGAAAAGGAATATAAGAACAAAAGGATAGGCTTTTTCTTCCGAATCTGTACGGATGACAGATATTTGAAAATGTTTGATTTTTTCAGAAATGTTTTTTTCTTAGGAGAATCTAAAGCCGTTTACTTTGTTGACGGCTGGGAAAAAGACAAGTTATGTAGGATTGAGCGGGAGATTTGCGAGGCGTTTAATCTAAGCATAATAAAAAGCAAATAAGAAAGGGGGATAGCTATGATAAAGCCTTTAAATTTTGGAAATTATCAAGCCATGAAAAGGTATAGCTATAACCAGATGAATGCGTGGGCGATGTCGGTATATAAAAGCGGATTCGAGGACGGGCAAGAGGACGGAACGGAAACCGTGATACTTGATTTTGACGAGCAAACCATGCGGGAATTTCTGACATCCATAAAGGGGATAAGTGACAAGACGGCGGGGAAAATCATCTCCGCCATGATAGAAAAAGGTGGGGGAACATGGGCGGTATAATTGCAACAGTAACATACTGCTTTTAAAAAAACGTGTGTTCTCGTTCCAACTTGCCTTAACATCTGTGAAATCTTAAAATATAAACGGTACTTAAAGGATCGTGATAGAGGTGGAGCGGATGGACTGGGGAAATGAAAAAACACAGATTAAATGCCCTTTTTATATATCCCATACATACCCACGGGGGAAGGGGGCAACGGCGATAGCGTGTGAGAAATTACCAGATATAGAAAATTCCTGCACTATGCGGATTTGCTTTACCAAAAAAGCGGAACTCGTAAAATACATGGATAAATACTGCAAGTGCTTTTCCTATCAGAAATGCCCGCTATATCGCCACATACTGGAAGAGATGGAGAAAGAGGATGACAAAGAAAGAACAGGAAGAGTTAAAAAAGCAAAATTTATTGTATAAGAAAGTGAAAGAAGCAAGCGACAAAAAAAGCGAGGAGATCCGATTCTTGGAAAGACGGGCGGAGCACTGGGGAAGGCTGAAAGCGGATAAGGACAGGGAACTAGACAAAATGGCGGTAGAACTCCGTCACAGTCAAGCCCTATGCGGTATCTTCTTAGAAAAGCTAGGGGGGAAAACATCCGTAGAGGGAAAAGAATGGCAACAAGCCATTAGGGAAGGAAGGGACGTCACGGCGTGCACGGATGAAAAGGGAAGCTTCACCTTCTTTATTGCTGGGGACAAGGTAACGGAAGAAGGTTAAAATGCTCCTAGAGAAAGGGGGCACATCGTGAAGAAAGCAAAGACCGATTCAAAAGAAAAGAAAAGCCGAAGATCGCTTATAGATGACTATAAAACGCCAGAGATGCTTATCTATCTTGAAGATCTAAAAAGGCAAGGGATGACTGACGAGGAGATAGCGGGGAAAATAGGAATTACTGCAAGGAATTTTGCGTATTGGAAGGCGAAATGCAAAGAGATACGGGATGCGGTAAAAAACGGGAAATTCGTGTCGAATGCGCAGGTGGTGAACGCCCTTTTCAAAGCGGCACTCGGGCACGTGGTGAAAGTACCGACTATCCTTAAAGACAAACAAAGCGGAATCCCCTTAGTCCGTAAAGCGGACGGGGAAATAGGACTAATGGCAGGAGAAAAAGGAGAAGAAGCGATAGTATATGACGACTATCTGTATATCAAGCCTGATGTAAAAGCGATGATTTACTATCTTGCGAATCGGTGCTATGAAGAATGGAGAATGAACCGAACGGAAGAAGTAGGATCCGAAAAGGCATCGCCCGGAGTGGTGGAAGTGGTCGTAAGAAATGGCGGACTTGAGGAGTTGGAAAGAAAAGCGATAGAGGAAGCAAAAAAAAGAGATGCAGAAGCAGAGAAGAAGGCAGAATAGACCCGCCTTCTTTCTTTGATTTCAGAACTTTTTTATGTGGAAGGAAATAAAAAAAGAGCCTACGCCCTTTTTCTATCATCTTCTAATTCTGTGCCTTTTCTTCTGTATGTTTCGCTTCCGTAAGTCAAGCGGATTTGCGCCATATCGTAAGGCTTTCTATTCTGCTTATGGTATCCTTCAGGGGCTTTATACCAGACGCCCTTATTTGGGGAATACTTGAATTTAAGGCTTTTCAAAATGTCTTTGTGCTCTTTGGTATTCCCGCTTATCCATATCCAAGACCCGCAAACCTCTATCAGCATATCCGGGTAGTTAAGAAGCTGCTCTATTATGGTCATGAATTCGTCGGCGGTTTCGGATGTAGCTTTTTCGTACTTCTCGCCCTTTGCGTTTACGTGAAAGGCTTTAAGTCTGTCAAATGCTTTCGTAAAGGCTTCGGATACCTTTTTCATTTCTTCGGTTGCCCACTCTTGATTTCCGATATTGTTATCGGGATGAAACTTTATCGCTAGCTTGTGGTATTCCTTTTTTAATTCCTCGGCGGTAGTGCAATTTGTGAAGTATGCAGTCATTTTATTTTCCTCTCTTTCTTATGTGGGGCAGTTTCCCGCCCCGTGATCGTTATTTCCAAGTAAGAGTACTAAGCACGCCCTTGTATGCGGTAGGAGTCGCTTTGATGTAGCAGTCTTGCCTTTTGCTATATCTGTATGGGTATACTGGGCGGTAGCTTGTGCCTTCCCCTGTCGTCCCTCTAAGTACTTTCCCGTCCTCTACATAAAAGGATAAAGAGGAATTCTTTACTTCGTGCCATCCATCGCTATAGTGGTTTTTCATATTTACCTTCTTTCTGCCCTATGGGCTTGTGCCTGTCGGCGTTTCGTTGACTGTGGTTACAGTATACTATTGACTGTGGGTGCAGTCAATGTGTAAAACCACACAAATTTTCAATATAAACTTTATGCAATATTCACTATTGACGGTGGGCACAGCTAATGATATACTGTAGTCAGATAAAAAAAGACGCAAGCCCACAGGGGCGGGAAGGTGGAGATTATGACATTCAATAGTAAAGAAGAAGTAAGAGAAGCTTTTACAAGTTTAAAAGAGGAAGAAAAAGAGTATCTTTACAAGGCTTATGAAAAAGCAAAGGAAGCTTTGAGAGAAGATGGAAGCGAGCCGAGAGATATAGATGCTCTTGAAGCACTGGAAGAGTATGCGGAAAATATCGGATGGGATAGCAAGGGAACTTCCGCTTTCGAGGATTTCAAGGATATTATAGAGAATTAAGAGGGGAAACCCCCTCTTTAGGAGAAAAGCATGGGATGGAGAGAAAATAAGGCTATCAGAGATAGCGAGTACAAAAAAAAGAATATCAAGAGAGTGTCGTTTGAAATGCAGGTTTCTGACTATGAGAAGCTAAAGGAGCAAGCGGACAGCGTGCCGATGAACACCTTTATCAAAAAAGCCCTTAATTCCTACACGGGGCAAGAGATATTTAAGGTATAGGAAGGAGAAAAAGCATGAGTTATACAGTAAAATTGTTTTGGGACAGTGAAGCGGATGTGTGGATTGCCACGAGCGACGATGTAAAAGGGCTTACCCTAGAAAGCGGGTCTCTTGATGTTTTAATAGAAAGGGTTCGCATGGCTGTACCCGAACTTCTAAAATTAAATAATCAGCCACTAGAGAACGCTAAAATAGCCTTTGTGACGGATAGGGTGGAAGAGGTATGTGCGTAATGGCTGAATACGAGAAGAAAATTAGAAAAATATTAGCCGAAAACGGATGTTTCCTTTTAAGGCACGGAAAAGGCGACCATGATATATGGCACAGCCCGATAAATAATAATAATTTCACAGTAGACGGAAAAATTAAATCAAGGCATACGGCGAATGCGATACTGAAGCAAAGCGGGATAGACTATCATTTCTAAGAGATTTTGAAACTAAAGAGGGTTTAAAGCCCTCTTTTTTTATTGCGTGGGTATAAATCCCCTCTTTTTGCTATGAAAGAAGGAAGAAAGGGGGATTTTATGGATGCAATTTGGACACCACAGCCTAAGCAGGCGTTAATGATGGCACGACCGGAGTATGAAGCCTTGTACGGCGGTGCTGCAGGTGGTGGAAAGACGGATTATTTAGTGATTGAAGCATTAAGGCAAGTGCATATCCCC